TCTTTATCGATAGTGACGCATCATTAGAGCTTGCCAACCACAAGTTTGAAGAATTATCTGAAGCCTACACAAAAGGGATAGTGAACTACCTAAGGGGATAGCATGGCATTAGATCCAATCAGTGCGGCGTTAGAATTAGGGACATCAGTTATTAATAAGATTTGGCCGGACCCGGTTAAACAGGCAGAAGAGCAACGCAAGCTTCAAGAGTTGGCTCAAAAGGGGAGCCTGGAAGAGCTGAACGCAGAAGTAAAGCTTCTTGTTTCTCAGGTGGACTTAAACAAGGTGGAAGCGGCTCACAAGTCTATCTTTGTTGCTGGCTGGAGGCCCTTCGTAGGATGGGTGTGTGGTTTTGGGTTGCTATATAACGTGATCCTTGCGCCTTTCCTTGGTATATGGCTTACGGTGCCTGAAGTTGAAACGGAGTTGCTTTACCCGGTATTACTTGGAATGTTGGGGTTAGGCGGTATGCGCTCCTTCGAGAAAGTGAAACGTGTAAGTCGTGAAAAGTAACCAAGAAGGGAGTATGAAAAGGTATAGCAGAAATAAGCGAAACAAAAGGGACTTGAATCTAATAAGATTTGGTCGTAGATTTAATCGTAGGGTAATCATGAAAATTCATTAGTGGCCCGTCATCGTGCAGACTGGTTGCTTACCCGACCGATTGGCTACCGTAAGTAGCCTCATATTTTTAACACGCTTCTGGCGTTATAAGGTGGTGATCAAGCGAAAGCTCTATCTTGTTAGGTGAAGCATAATGTCACTGTAGTAAAAATACCGCGAACCTCCCGACGAGGCGCGGTATTTTTGTTTGTCTAAATAGTGTTTTACTTCAATAGGCTGTATAATTGCTTAAAAGTCAAGCAGCATAATGTCAACTATGGAAAAGAACATGCCACAAGACACCTTATCATTTGTACAGCGCCTTCAGGAGTATGGATTGCTAGGCTATGCGTGGATATTATTTGTTAGTTTCTGGGCTGGCACTGCTAAATACCTCACGTCACTTAATGGTAAACCTCCTACGTTTTTTGGTTGGCTATCAGAAACCTGCATAAGTGGGTTTGTTGGGGTTATAGCTGCAATGACTTGCCAATATTACCAGATGGACTTTTTTCTAACAGCAGCCATAACGGGTATTTGCGCCCACAACGGGACAAGGTCGCTTTACATAATCGGGCAACTGTTAAAAAAAAATAACTCAGAACTCAATCAAGTAGTTAGTGAGCCTCAAGTTAACACTCGTTTATCCAAGAAAAAGGAACAAGACAATGGCGATAACAATTGAAACGCTAGAACAGGCCAAGTGGCGTGAGGGGAAAGTTTTTACTTTTCTTCATTCTAATGACTTGCTTGCTGATTTTGGTGTAGAAAACTTTGTTATTTGCGTAGGAAGCCGCAATGTAACATTAAATTCAATTTCCATTGAAGGTGATGCAGAAACGCTAACGTGGAAAGCATACTCTAACTCTGAACCAGATGAAGAAACCGGTACGCTATTAAGTCCGATCCCAAGGAATGCCGCCGCAGAAACTACACCAGGTATGTTGGTTGCGGTAAACCCAACAATAGTTAAGCCTGGAACACCATTCTTTGACCCTGCTATACAATTAGTCGGCCAAGTCGCGGCAAGATTATCGGAAGCCCATTCACATTACTCGCAAATCACTGCTACACAATTGAGGTAACAAATAACAGTGGGGCAGGTGTCAAATACTCAATCGACTTTGAGCTATGGAATGATTAATGGGTAAAGCAAAGCAAATAAAATTAACCGCTGAACAGTTGGAGCTGGCAAGCAAGCTTACTCCGCTTCAGCGTAAGTTTGTTTTAGAACTAATCAAACCAGGCACATCACAAAGACAAGCGTACTTAACGGCAGGAGGCAAAGCTAAGACTGAATCAGCACAAGACAACTCAGCCAGCATCATGCTAAGTAATTCAAAGGTAAGTGCATTCCATAAGTCTTTAATCAACACTATCGCTTCAGATGTGATTATGACGAAGCAGGAAGCGCTTGAGCGCCTATCAAAGACAGCTCGCGCAACTATACACGACATTTGCACATTCAAGCTCACACAAGTCGGTGAGGACGCTGAAGGCAATCCAATAATGCAAACAGTTTGGGAAATAAAGAACAGTGAAGACATTGACCCGGTTATCGCGGCTTCAATCAAATCAGTAATCTTCACCAAGAATGGTCCAAAGATTGAAATGTATGACGCTAACGGTTCTATCAAGATTCTTTCTGATCTCCAAGGTTGGAACGCTCCGAAGAAACAAGAAATTACTGGCAAAGATGGAAGCGCATTAGCTATCAAGGCTGATGTTAGTGCGCCGGAGATAGCAAGCGCTTTAGCTGGTCTAATGGCTAATTTGTAGGAGGCTCTATGTATTTCAGCCTAGAAAACAGTATTGACAATATTCTAAAGCGAGAGCGTGAAGCTGGAATAATTGTTGAGCCAGCAATCGATAAGCCAAAGAAGAAGAAAAAGAAAAACCCTTTACTTTGTCAGGAGTGGAAAGATCTTAGAAAGGTGATAATTAATCGTGACGGTAACAAGTGCAAGCATTGCGGAAAGATTACTAAAGGTTCTGATTTAAACATTGACCACATTAAGCCAAAGTCATTGTTTCCCGAGTTAACCTTTGATCCTGGCAATCTTCAGGTGCTATGCCGTAAATGTAATTTCAAGAAGAATACTAATTATGAGTAGCGTGCTCCAATGGGAGACAATGACGGATGCTGATAAGATAGCCGTCAAAGTAGCAAGTGAAGCCTCTTTTGAAGCTTTTATGCGTATATTCTTCCAGTTATTGCAAGGTCAAAAGTTTAAAAAGAACTGGCACCACACCTATGAGTGCCAACTTGCTGAAGATGTTTTCTACGGAAAGATTAAACGGGGCATTATTAACGTTGCGCCTGGTTCAACTAAAACAGAAATCTGGTCAATTCACTGGCCTGTATGGTGCATTATCAAGTGTATCACTGATGGCAATCCAAGAAGTTCACGCTGGCTACCGCTTTCTTACTCTGATGACCTGGTTGTTGAGAACGCCACAAGGGTTAAAGAGATCATCGACTCAGAAGAGTTTCAACAGCTTTGGCCTATGACTCAAGCAAAAACCACCAAAGCAAAGCACAACTGGATGTACTACGACCAGAACAACAACCGTCATCGTCTTTACGGGACCAGCATCAACGGACAGGTGACAGGCCGCCGAGCTGGTTACATGATTGAAGATTGCTTCACTGGCGCGCTTATCTTGGATGATCCGCTTCCACCTAAAGACTCAGACAGCGGTAAGCTAATGGATAAGGCCAACAAGAAGCTTAACCGTGTTGTTCGCTCCCGTCTTGCACATGACAACGTGCCTATCATCATGGTTCAGCAGCGAATAGCTAACGGTGACAGTACCGACTTCCTAATGAGTGACAAAACGCCGGATACCTACGAAATATTTAAGGTTCCGGCCATTGTGGATCGTGAATACCTGGAAACCTTACCGCAAGAAATGAAAGAGGCTTGCATTCGTGATACTGGATTTACTTCAGGCCGTGTTAGCTACTGGACAGACAAAGAGCCAACAGAAACATTACTGGCAATGGAAAAGGCAGATAACTTTATGTTTAGCGCTCAATACCAACAGAACCCAGATGATGCGCTTCAAGAGGGTGTTGTTTACAAGAAAGAGCTTGAACTACTTATTGAAGAGGGTCGCTTGTGCAATATCCCTATCGAGAAGGCATTGCCCGTTTATACCTATTGGGATCTTGGTATCAATGACGATATGGTTTTATGGCTCATGCAGCCACACCGCAAAGAGTTGCGAATGATTGCGTGTTATGCCAATCGTGATGAAGGCATGGAGCATTACATTAACTGGCTTCACGACTTCGCTGATAAGTACGGGATTCGATACAAAGAACACCTGGCACCGCATGATATTTCTGTTCGTGACCTAATGACCAGAGAAAGCCGACTTGATACCGCTAAGCGAATGGGTATTAAGTTTAAGTTGGTTGAACGATGCAAGAGTAAGCGCGAATCAATCAACGCACTGAAGAAACTATTCCCTCGCATTTGGATTGATAGCAAACGATGTGATACAGACTCAACCGGGGCAACTGGTGATCAGGCTAAGAAAACAGGCTGGAAGGGTATCAAAGCATTGCGCCGAGAGTGGGATCATGACAATGAAGTATTTAAAGATGCTACTGGTCCTAAGTGGGCGACTAACTTCACTGATGCTATTCAGCAAATGGGGCTTCATTACAAAGATGAGGTTCAGCGCGAGAAGCCTAAGCGCAGACCGCAACGAGTTACTTCAGGCGGCTGGTTGGCCTCATAATGAGAAGTTACGGCGAGATAGCTGATGTATGCTTTCAGCGTGTAGGATGGAGCATTTACAACTTGGCTACTGAGTATAGAGTTTGGGACGGATACCGTAGCAAATCGGTGTTCGTTAATACTATGCTTGAGCTGAAGCAAGAGATTAATAAGTTTATCGGGGAAGAAAACCATGAAGAAAGTTAAGTTTAAGTGTGAGCACTGCAAAGTTCCAGTTAAGCGCAATTCAAAACTAATCGTTCAGGAGAGCAAGCGGAAATACTGTTCTGAGCAATGCCTAATGAAGTGGAGACTCGCAAATGGCTAAGTCAAAATCAAAAATAGAGCAGCTTTACGACAAGCCAGTGAAGCCAAAAAAAGAAGATAACGATAACGGCGGTCTTCTTGCCACAGCCAGAAAGCGAGCGCGTGAAGGTGCTACTTACTGGAAAGATAATTGGGAAGCGGCAGAAGATGATCTGATGTTTCTAGCTGGTGAGCAATGGCCTTCACAAGTTCGTACTGAGCGAGAGCTTGAGCAACGTCCTTGCCTGGTTAATAATGTATTGCCTACCTTCGTGGATCAGGTTCTTGGTGATCAGCGACAAAACCGCCCATCTATCAAGGTTAGTGCTACTAACGTCACTCGCGTTACCAATCCAGAAACCGGAGAGCAAGAAGACTTACAGATCTCTAATACTTCAGGTAAAAGCAGTTATGACCTGGCAGAAGTGTTTACTGGCCTAATTAAAAACATTGAATACAACTGTGATGCTGAGACAAGTTATGACATTGCGTTTCAGTCTGCTGTTGAGTCTGGAATGGGTTACTTGCGTGTTCGTTCTGATTACCTGGCAGATGACAGCTTTGAGCAAGACCTGATCATTGACCATATTGAAAACCAGTTTGCTGTAACTATGGACCCGTACGCGAAAGAGCGTGACCGATCGGATTCTAACTGGTGCTTGATTGACGACACTATGGAAAAGGAAGCGTTTAAAG